AAAATTAAATCAATGTCACACGTGGATAGCCGCAATATTGGTAATTGGGCAGGTCTTACGATTGAATTATACTTTGATGAAAGCGTTAAGATGATGGGTAAAGCTGTGGGAGGTATCAAAATCAAACCCGAAGCTGTTACAATCGCAAAGAAGTCTATCACAGACGCACAATTTGAGAAAGCATTAGTATCAATCGAGAGCGGAACGTACACAAAGGAATCTTTATTGAATGACTTTGAGTTGACCTCATCACAAAAAATGAAAGTATCATGATAGTTCACGAAATGTTACAACGATCTCCCGAATGGTATGAGATTAAGAAAGGTAAAATCGGAGGTACTTTATCTAAAGGATTGTTTGTTAAATCTGATACACTACTAATTGAATTGATTAGTCAAATCACAGAGGAGTTTGATTTAGAAGACAGCTTCGTTTCATTTGAGATGCAACGCGGTATAGATTTAGAACCTGAAGCTGTGGCAGAATTATCACGCGCTGTATTTGTGGAGTTTCAATCGGTTGGATTCATTCAAAGCGCATCTATTCCTTTGCTTGGTATTTCACCCGATGGAATTTCAGCAGACCACACGGTACAATGTGAAATCAAATGTCCACAATCAAAGAAACACACATCGACTTTGATGGCTGACGATATACCAAGCGATAACATTCACCAAGTACTTCATGCTTTTGTGGTTAATCCAAAGTTGCAACGGCTATACTTTGCGAGTTACCGACCTGAAAATCTTGTGTGTCCATTATGGTACAAAGAGATAACGCTTTCTTCATTCATTGACCTTGGCACGAAAGCAAAGCCAAACATTAAACCTGTATCGGAATGGGTTGCAATCGCTCGACATGAAGCTGAAACAATTAACAAACAAGTAAACGAAACTTTAACGAAACTAAATGAAAGATACAAGTAAAATAGCGCAAGTAATAGCGACAGAAATGTCAAACCAGAACATTCGACAAAAGACAATCTCGGATGCTTTAGGCAAAAACCAACAAGCAATGTGGAAACCATTACGAGAAAATAAGATTAAGTTTGAGAACTTGGTTTTGATATGCGAGTGTTTAGGACTTGAGATCGTACTAAGAAATCCAACAAAGAACTGTGAATACTTCATTAACCGACAAAAGCCATGAAAGAACTAATTAAAAACGGAACGGTATGAAAGACTTTAGAATAGCAGTAGTGTACTGCCTGTTTGTTACTTTGGTTATGTCTTTAGTCGTGTACTCGACAAAGGCAAAGGAGCAGGAACGAACTCGCATCGAGAAAGCGAACTATAAGATTTTAGAACTAACTAAGGAATGAGATGGCTTATAACGGAATTGGGCTAAACGCAGTAGCGGTGTAATAAACTATGAGTAGGGCGAAAATCTGAGATAGTGTAAAGACCTGCAAAAGATGGGAAACCAATTGAAGCTATTGTGTTTTAGCCCATGTTATAAGTCTAGTGGTGGGGTTACTTTGGGAACGAAGCCGTATACGGGAGGAGCACCTCCAATGCTATGGACACCCCTGCCACTTACTTATAACTTACAGCTAACCACACCAAACAAAGAACGAACCAATAAAGGAATGAAAATATTTTAAACAAATGTTAGAAGTTTAACAATAAAGTTTATATTTGTTGTATGAAGGTTTACCTATTCACATACAACAGACCACAGATGCTTGAGCAAACGCTTAGGCATTTGGCGTTATATCAAATAGAGCCTACTATATTTCACGATGGAGTAACGCATCCATTCAGAGGTAAGCAAGGCTTTTGGCAGACCTTTGACGAAGCACTCAAAGACGCTCAACAGTCAGACGACGACTTCTTTTTGTTTATGCCTGATGACTTCCAAGAAATAGACATCAATCGCATCAAAGGAATACATCAAAAGTTCAAGCACTCACCATACGTTTACAATATAATTAACGATGGAAGGTTTGAGAGTTGGCTTCCGTTTAAAAAACAGCAACCAAACAAAGGCACGGAAAGAGTAGGATATTGTGATGGTGGTTTCTTTTGCAATCGTTCAGCCTTACAAGCAACCAAGTACAGAATTAAACAACCGCCCTTCGATTGGGTTAAGAATCCTAACTTATCGAGTGGCATAGGTCGAAGCCTAACATTTGATTTCAAGAACGGAAATGTACCAATGTATATTCCTGTCGATAGTTTAGCAATACATGGCGATCACGAAAGCCAAATGCATCCAGAAGAACGTAAACGAAACCCATTGATAAGCAGATGAAAATAGTAGTACCTATTCCTGTCAACGGTAGACTGCCTTTGTTAAAGCACACGGTAAATAGGTTGTACTTTGTGAATAAGGTGCATAAAGTTATTTTGATAGGCGATAGTATCGAGGTCAAACAAATGGCAGAAGCATTGAATTGTGAGTATATTTACCATCCTAACTATCCTTTAGGTGCAAAGTGGAATGCAGGATTTAAAGCGTGTGAGAAATACAATCCAGATGCCGTGTTATTTTGCGGGTCAAGCGATTGGATAAGTGAGGACTATCTTAGCCATTATAATAAATCCTTTGACGTTGCAGGAAAATTAGGTTGTCACTTTGCCGACATTGGACAAAAGGAAAACCGTGCTGTATTTTGGGAAGGTTACAAAGAACCTAAACGGGCAGGTGAAACGATTGGAATAGGCAGGATATTATCTTCACGAATCCTAACCAAAATGAATTGGATGCCGTTTGAAGATACACGGGATTCATCTTTAGACTATTCAATGTGGAATAAATGTATTGCTTTGAATGGTAAATTTCAAACCATACCAGCCGACAAAGGGCAACTACTATCAATCAGTCACTACTCATGGATAAACAAACATAAGTTTGATGAGCATTGGACAAACAAGATACCATCCATTAAAATACCTGTCACAGATTTACTAACAGAGTTTACCGAATTAGAATTATTATGAATCACCCTAAATCATTTTACTACAATTACCAAGCAGCCGACGAGATGTTTCCTGTTGACGAGTTGACAAACGAAGAAATAATAAACCAACAACCTACAAGCGTACTTGACTTTGGATGTGGAACAGGTAAGAATTTAAAGTACTTGCAATCCAAGATACCAAGGTTAACCGTTGCAGGAATAGATATGAGTTTTCTAAATATCGTATTTGCAAGAGCGAAGAACAATATACCTATGCTTATTATTGGAGATGAGTATCACTTATGTAGGTTGTCATCCTTTGACGTTGTGACAACTACTTCCGTCCTATGCCACATTCAAGACATTAGCAAGATAATTACCGATATGAAAAGAATTGCTCACAAGTCAATCGTTATTTGTGAAACAACGGATATAGTAGGAGAGTTCTATTATGCTCACGATTACGAATCATTTGGATTTGAATTTACAGGAAAAGAAATAGTATCTGGAAACGATGCAACTTATAAAGTTTACGTATGGAAAAAATAAAAGAGTGTCCACGCTGTCTGTTTACCGAAGACATAGCAACGATTGGAGAAACACAATGCAACTACTGTGACATCCACGATCAGTTAGAAGCCAACGCAAATCCAAAAGACCTGGAGGGAATCCTTGACAAAATCCGCACAAAGGGTAAGAATAAAAAGTACGATTGTCTTATGGGTATATCGGGGGGATTAGATTCATCTACCTTACTTTACACGGCTGTCAAGCATTGGGGGTTAAAACCTTTGGTTATTCATTTTGACAATCACCACAACGTACCTCAAGCAACTCATAACATGGATGAGTTAGTGAAACGATTAGGAGTGGATGAAATCATTTATCGAGTGAATCACAAAGAGTACATGAATATCAATTACTCTTTCTTACAAGCTGGAGTTCCTGATGCTGACATTCCTAACGATATAGCCATGACAAAGCTAATGTATCAAACGGCTCACCAATACAAGATTAAGTACATTCTAAACGGTCACGACTTTAGAACTGAAGGAAGCACACCGTCTGCATGGACATACATGGACGCAGAATATATCCGTTCTATTCACATGATACCTATTACTAACTATCCTTTGTTTACATTTAAAGACCAACTGCTTTCAGCTTTACGTGGCATCAAACAAGTAAGACCGTTTCATTATGGCTTTGACCGTTTGAGGATGGAAAAAGAAATGAAACAATATATAGGATGGCAAGACTACGGTGGTAAACATTGTGAGAATGTGTACACGGAATATGTAGGATATAAGTTGCTGCCTGAAAAGTTCGGTATCGACAAAAGACGTGTGTACCTTTCAGCACAGATACGTTCTGGAATGATTAACAAGAACATGGCAAAAGAGTTCTTAAAGGAATCACATCCCTTCGACATGGACAGATTAGAGGACAAAGAGTTTATTCATGTATCTTCTTTGTTTAATATCCAACCACGTTCCAACTTTGGAAAGTATAACTTCAAGCGTTACCGTGTATTGATTTGGTTATTGAGCAAAATGAATGTAGTACCATACACTTTTTACATTAAGTATTGCAAGTAGTAGTTGGCATAGCAACAACAGGCAAACGAGTTAAATCTTTAGCACGTACCATCGAAAGTTTGA